CAACTGGTTCTTCCTTGTATAAAGTAGGATCAAAGACTAAATCAATGCCTTTGCTACCATCTATTTTCTTATACCTTGCTGCCCATCTATGATTTTCTCTAGATTTAGTCCTGCCAGCATCATAAAACTGTTCTATAAACTTAGCTTTGTAGTCTTTTGGAGAAAAAACCCGAAACTCTACAGTCTCACGACTTATATAGTCTTCGCCTATTTTCTCTTTGTAAGATGTACACATTCGCACATGATACATCTCAGTGTTTTTAAACCGTCTCTGTTTGTACTCAAATGCATACCCATACAGCTCTGCTGCTTTGGTGTTACCAGCAATATTCCTTTTATCGCTCATTTTCTACTTTATTGTTTTGTTTAATTGTAATTCTTCTTTTACTTCCTTTACCTCACCCCCTAAAACCTCCTTCATCCATCCTAACATAAAATCTTTTATCTTTTTATGTCTCATCGACTGAGATATTTCAGGCATAAAGTTTAATATACCTTCCGGAAATTCAGCATTAAACCTAGTCTTCAATTCTTTAAAGTGTCGGTAAAATAACCATTCATCTTGAGATATTAAGCCGTCTTTTATATCGTCTCTTACCTGCGCATAAGGAACCCCCACAAATGGCTCTAACATCAACCATTCTTTTGTTTCCTTTTCGCCTATCTCATCACCTTTATGCCTGCTAGATATTACCCTCTGCAAATCATTCATTACAAGGGTTTGGGGTAGTCCCTTTTCTACAGATGTAACAAAGTTTAATTCAAGATCTTCAAGGCGTTCTAAGTGCCATTTAACCCCGTAGTTAATTGATACATGGTTAACATTTTCCTCTCCAAACATTAACGAGGCAGTGATTTTTATAAACCACTCTTCAAATGTTTCAAAGTTCTTTTTGACCTTAAATAACTTAGCCCCTTGACTCTCAAGTTCACTATTTACTTGATCTTGATTCTTTGCTTGTGCGTTGTTTTCTTGTCTTTGCCCTAAACTAGAGCTTATTATCTCGTTCTTACGTATAGCAAGCTCATTTGTAATTGCTTCTAATATTTTAGGGTCAACATTGATAAAACCTCCAGGAATTGTTATTTGACTTACGTCCTCATTTGGAGGTGATACACCCATGTGTACTCCTGCGAATTTTGCTAAGTTACCGCCTTGACATCCGGGGCAAATATCTCTTTGGTTGTCTGCATCTAGAACAGAACCTCCATTTTTATCAACTAAATAACCATTACTACATTTATGGCTATTGTTATGCAGTGCTGAATTATAATCACAGCTCTCTACAACACTCCACCTAGTAGGGTAAATGTTTATAATATCGTTGTGATCCTTTCCATTTTCTAGAAAGTCAAAGGAATCTAGATCAGCAAGCTTTCCAGATATAGCAGTTTCTTTATTGAATAGGTTGTTGAAATTGTCTGTCCAAAACTGCCTACAAGGTGTTTCCTCTTGATAGTGAAAAGCTGTTGATATTAATTTTCCAAGCTCTACCCCTCCCTTGATTATTTCTTTGGTGTTGTCGGCTTCATCTTTTTCAATGTATGCGAATTGCATATATTTTTCAGAATCAACCCAAATGTAACCAGCACCATTGTCAAACAAAGCATAGTTTAACTCACCACTTTCTAAAGGTTCATAATCAACACATTTTTTAATGCCAACCTCGTAATATATTGGCATCCCCTCCCCCTCTGAAGGCATATCAACAAATACTAAATTACATGTACGCTCTCTGTATATCTGATAACCATCAGACTTTATCCACGTTTTAAAGTCTTTGTAAAACTCTAAAAATGTTGTCGAATCATCAGGACGTTTTAAACGAATATCCTCAACCCTATCAGAAGGCTTGAAAATACGATATTGATCCCCGTATATGGTATCAGCAATCTTAAGAGTAGATTGAGGAAACTTGTAATACCCCTCATATTTTGAATATTGACGGCTTTCTAATATAGTTGAGACATAATTAAAATGATCTCTAATAGCTGTATTTTGACTTATAGCATCAGTTCGGGTTAAATAAGCAACAGTATGACGTCTAAGCCTATCTTGATAGATAATAGCTTTGGCAATCTCTGATCTATACTTTGGGTTCTCCGCCCTCTCCCTTATCTCGCTTTCGTCTAGTAATTTTTGAGCCATCAAATTGAAACTTTTCGTCCTTGAGCTTAAAGCCTTTGTTATTTCCACTAGTTAGAATTCTGGTGGCGTGGTCGATATCATAAGATTTCGACCACTCACCATTCCATTCTAGTGTTACTTTAGTGATAGCCATCTATTAAGAGTTGGCAAATGTAAGAGGATTGAAATCAACGGCTTTCTCTACCATGTTATCCCCCCAACCTTGATCCATATTCCACGAAATCGCAATATCATTTGTATCTACCTTTCCACCTATACCTATGTCTGAAACAAACATGTTATTGATTGGCAGGCCGTCAAACTCATCAACAGTTGCTAAACTACCCACAACAGAAGATGAACCCATTAAAACAACTCCTAGCTGTCCGCTTTGCTTACTTGAACATGATAAAGTTTCAAGAGCCGCTTTAAGCGCAACAGGTGGATTACGCAGTATCATTGTTGCTTTTTGTGTAGTCTTATCAATGCTCAACTCTGCTCCTTGTGGAGTGTCGTTAGTATCAGCTGCAATATTGATAGATTCATTTGTAGGGATGACAAAACTAGATATTTGTTGCAATACAGTGATTTTAGTATCGTCAACTGCTGCTTCTCTAGTTGTCCACGCTGCAAGAGCTTGTATATCTGTTGCTGGTGTTGAATCATCAGTCCAAAGCTCTCCTATCTTTTGAAACATAACTCCTGAGACCTGACCGAAATCAAAGCCGCATTGCTGCGAACCTAGAGAAGTTATGATAGTGGTTATGGGACATTCGCAAATAGCCATAATTTTAATATTTTAATTAATTAGTAACACAAATTTCCACAATATGCAAAAATTATTTTATTTATTATGTACGTTTGCCTAATTATTTAGTTTTATAGCATTGTAACACCAGCCGATTTAGGTTTTATATCAACATATTCTCTCATCATAAACGCGTCTAATAAATCAGGAGACTGACCACCTAAATAAACTTTTTGTTCTGACTTGTCTATAATCCTTAACTTACCATCATGATCTGCTTTTGCTTTTTTGATAGCCTTTCGTTCAAATATCAACCTTTGTCTAAGAGTGTCTTTACTATCATACATGCGATTTGCTACCTCTTCATCAATAAAATAATCACCACTTGTAATAGCGTCACCAGATAAATAGTAGCATTGTGTTTTTAGGTTTGGATAGTTTGCTTTCTTTCGAACTTTACCCCCATTTTTAAACTCTACAGCTCCATCAATAAAACCATCAATAAAACCTCCTACACCGTCATTATCAAAAATAATATTGCTATTTGGCACCCTATGCCTTTCAGACATCTTCTTAATAACATCAATAACATCATTACCTTTGCTTTTCGCTACAACCTCAAAATCGATTAGCTTTCTACCACTCCAAGCAAACACTACTAACTTATCAGAACCTTTTAAAGCGATATCACAAGTAAGATATCTATATCCTTCCTTTACATGTGCATTCGTAAATATGTCTTTAAACTTATTGTAATCATAAATATCGTTATCTGCCGTTGATACCTTCCAGTTGCCTTTTAGTAATTGGTTTTTTGTATCCTCATCTTGAGCGTTTAGATTCCCTAGATAAGCAGGATCAATCTTTAATAACTCCTTATTCTGGTAAATATCACCAGCTATAAACTCTAATGATTTCACAAAGCTTTCAGGCGTAACCTCTCCATTAGAAGCCTGCACCATTGGCTCTATTACATGCGCTCCTTTCTCTATTACCTCCTCTCTAGAGTCTCCCCAAATATAGTTATCGTTATCAATCATGAAATAACGTATACGCCCTTGGTGTTCTTTTATTGGGAATCCATCCTCACCTATCCACCAACTAATCATATCAGCAACCCAACTATCAGGATCTGGATTACATGTTGCACGTATGTATGGTTTTATCCCACTGGTTGAACGGTTACGGGTAAGCAAGTAGAAGAACATCTTTTTACTAAAATGGGTAAGCTCATCAAAAACTATTAATGGAATTTCCGACCCCTGCCAATCATAAATATTCTTTTCATGCTCTAAGTGGGAAAACTTTACTTTTGCGCCTGAATCAAAAAGCCATTCTAATACTGATGATTTAGGCTCTGCATCCTTGATTAATGAATATAGGTTTTGTGAGGCATCCCACAACCCCCCCTCTGCTTTAATCATTGGTGAAGTTCTACGAAAAAACACAGCCCCAAAATCAGGGTTGTGAATATGTCTTAAGGCTTCTAAAAGTATACAGAAAGTTTTACCTACTCCTGCTGCTCCTCCCCCTATTACAATATCAGCTGAAGAACTTAAAGCGTTTATTTGATAACCTTCTTGAGGCCTTATTGTTTTAACCCCTGTCATTAGGAGGTAGCTCGAATATAGTTACCTGAGAACCTGTATCTTTCTGTTTGTTGTCTTTTTCGTACATTCCTGTATGCTTCATTAGCATATCTTGTACTTTGATAAAATTACCTACATCTGTCTTTTTCACAGATAGTTCAGTCCCATCATTAGTTACTACATATGTGTTTTCTTCACCTAGGCAAATTTTCATCGCTTTGATAAGATTAAGAACAACTGAATCAGTAGATATTTCTAGTTTTTTATTCCTTCTTTCTTGCAATTGTTGTATACGTTCCGCTATATAAGGTTTTAAAAGGTTCTCATTCCCTATTACATTAGCGGTTTTTTCACTATATCCTGCCCGTATAGCTGCTTGGGTTCTGTTTAAATCCCTAAGATATTCTTTACAAAACTTTTCTTGCTTATCCGTTAGTTTTACCTCTTCTTTTTTGTCTTCTTTCGCCATAACTGCCCTTTAGTTTTGGTTAATGTTTCTTTAATACTAGCTGTAGTTTTATCCTTGCCTCTCTGCAACATGTCCAATTAACGTGTCTTCTGTTAACATCCTATATTGCTTCATTGATTCCCTGGGAAGGCGTTGCTACATTTAATCATTCGCTATTATTCAGAACTAGTTTTTTATTATAATTCTCTACTTGCTTTGTTAAATGCTTTTTCCTCTGTTCTATAACTATAATCAAACTCTACATCTAGCTCGAAAACCTTGTTAGGATACACCAGCTTATCACTTGATGTGCTTGTTGATTTCCACGTGAAACTATCCATGCCTTTCGTTGTCTAAGTCGTCTACTGTTTCTTCTTCCATAACTGTAATATACGAAAAAACCCTAGGGAAACTAAATAAACCTAGGGTTTTGTAATATAATCAATACATGAAATGCTGTCCTTTGCTAATATACTAAATCTTTTGGAATAAAAAACCCTCGGTTGTTCAAGTCGAGGGCTTCGTTGTAAAGTGGTTAAAAAGTAATATGCCAAATATATGTTTATCGAATAGTCAAATATAGTTATTTTAGTTTAATAGGTGGATAGGTATTTGATTTTTTTTCCTCATCATTTTTCTTGTGCTTTCCGAATAATCATTGTGATATTTTTCTAAAGTCATATAGTCTTTTAGAATCATAGCATCTCTAAATCCTAGTGTCCAGCTCATTTCTTAAGTTTTTTATTTTCTCTTCGTTGCCTCAACTTACCTATTATCCCCTCTGTAGCTCCGCCAGCAAAATAAAACCCTATCATAAGTGATATTGAGAAACCAAGCGTATCAATATTAAGCTTTATAATTTCCTGACCTAGCCCTTTAGCCGGTTCGACCCAGATAGACGCCATTATCAACCCTGTACCAACTATGAAGACGCCGAGAAAAACGCCTCCAAACATCAAGGCTAATAAGCGTTGAGCTAGCTTAAAAGGTTCGTAAGCTGCCAATGTTTGCAACCAAGATTCTGATCTTTCTTCTTTCGTAAAAAACGCTTTATCAATCCCCTTTGAGGCTGATTCGATCACTTTCTCACTACCTAGTAATTTTGCAAATATGTTCATTATTGTTTTATTTCGTAGTGAGGTAAATCTTTCCATTTCCACGTCCCACCCCATATAAGGTTTACATTAAACTGGTCTTTTGCAATTTTTAATATGTGGTTTGCAATATCCGTAAGGTGCTGAGTGTCCCATGATGCTTTTCCATCTACATACGCGTAAATATCGAAGGCTTTTCCAGTTTGATGTCTTGATTTCTTATTATACCCGTCGCACTTGCTAACCCCTTTTGTAAAGAGTTCGTTTTGATCTTCAGCGGTTCTTAAGCCTCCACTAGATGGCACGCCAAAATCTATAGGACTTTCTTTGATGGCCTCTTTTACTATTTCAAATAATACGGGGTCTATTCCTTCGAGCCTTGATAGGCTTCTTTTGCTTAGTTTATACATTACAGTTTGTCAAAATCATTGTTTAATTCTATCGTTTTTTCTTTGCATTTTTTACGTACAAAATCAATAGTTTGCATCATAATATCTTTTGGCACTTTGGTTTTCCCATTTACTTTATCTTCACGACTAAAATCTATTTGATATGGTATGTTTCTAGGGTTATCCAGCCTCTTAACATCGTCAATCCAATCTATTACACGTTGTAATTTATCAATTTCATTTGTTATAGAGTTAGCTCTATCTAATGTTTCGTGTTTCATCCTTCTTTATTTTCAGTTCTCACGTCCTCCCATTTACCATTTCTCTTATATTGCAAGACCTTTATTTCTTTAACAAAGATAGTCTCTTTTTTCCCTGTAACGTTCTTTTTTTCCGTTACTTGGTCGCGTATTTGGAATCTAATATCTTGGATCATCTATCTATCTTAACAAGGATTTTGAGCGCCTACCCCGAATCGAACGGAGACCTTTACCTTATATGTGCAGGTTAGTGTAATTTACCTATATAGGCGCGTAGTAATTGTAATTCTTTCATATTGCGTTTTTAAACACTTATATTTTTGCATAAGCTTCCAACTATCATAAATCGTTCTTATTTTAAACATTGATTCAAAATATGTTGAGCTGAACTTGTATCTATTTGCTCTTAATAAGTAATAAGCGCACATATACTTTGCAAACCTGATATGAGTATTTGACATTACTTTCAGGTCATATATACCCGTTAACTCTTCCCAAGTTACACCAAAATATGTTTTTATCTTCTCAATAACTAGTAAATCTTTCTTTTCAAAGATCTTTTTCGGGTCGGCAAATATGGAGGATGACATTAGTTAGCTTTGTTTAAAATCTGCAATTCTTGTCTAAGCCCTCTCACGTGGCTTTCTTTCCTCTTTATCGCTGTATTAGTCTTGTCAATATCTGCTTTAATATTTTTAAGAGCCTCGGGTATTAGTTTTATTGTCTTTGGGTCTAAATTGTTATCGTTTAAGCTCTTCATTTTAGCTTCTCTCTCATTAATTAAATCATCTCTTCGAGTCATTAGGTTGTGTAATTCAACTCTTGCACCTTGTGCTTTCTGCTCTACTTCTTTTCTCCTTTTCATAAAAACTAAAATTAAAATGTGTTAAATAATCTATTAAAAATACCCTAATTATTATTAGTTAGGGTATGTTTTTGTTTAGATCTGTTAATTTCATTATATATTACTAAGTTTATAACGTATTGCCTGTCTTATTTCGTGGTTTACACTTGTACCGTTTTTCTTCGCTAGTTGTTTTAGTTGCTCAAGTAGTTCAGATTCGATTCTTATTTGATAAGGTACTTTCATTTTACAGGGCATTTAGGATGTTTATACATGTCGTTCGGGCTGTTTACACAGGTTTTAAGATAGGTGCATCTTTCTCCAAACACTGTAACAGTAAAATTAATACACCCTTTGCAGTTTTTAGGGTTATTCATGTATGTTCTCGCTAATTGCACAATCGTAAAAAGTTCATCATGTTCTTTTATAAGTTGCCTTACTATTTCTTCGTCTCCTTCGTTATCTTCTAGGTGGTTTATGTATCTGTAAATAGAATCCACTTCGTTTTGTAGTTCATTAATACAGAAGATTAAAGAGTCTTTATCCTTGTGGTTTGGATATTCCTCTATGCTCATTTTATAAAATTCTATTCTTTCCATAAGTAAAAGCCCCGAAGGGCTATTTTATTAAGCTGTAAATCTTTCTCCTAGTTCAATGTTAGCGTTATAAGGTTCGATTGTTTTAGTTTCAAGGTTCATCATGTTTACAAATGTTCCAAAATCGTTTGTGATAGCATCTAAAACTACTAATTCAGTGTTAGGGGTTGAAGCGTCTGTGTATGTTACTATTGTTCCGATTGTAAGAGTTGCTAAAGTTTTCATAATTAGTTTTGTTTTACCGTTTTTGTATGTTCAAATATAATACATTGTATATTAATATACAACTACAATATAAAAAAGGTTACAAAATAAATTAAAACTATAATTGCGAGAGGGATTCGAACCCTCGACCTATAGCGAGATAATAATTAAAACGGGGCTTATTTCATCGTTATAAAGAATTAAGAGCTTCATTCATCCTTTCAGCTATCTTATTAATTTCTTCTAACATCTTAACCCTTTTCGGGTGGTTTTCTGGCAATGTCTTGCAAAGTTCGTTGTAAAACTTGTAGTGTTCTTCATAAGAACCTCTATGTATTTCGTATTTATTCATAAAACTCTTTATAACACTATGTAAAAACAAATAAACTATTTGTCTTGTCGCCCTATTAAGTATCCACTTATAAAAGCCCATAATACCAAAACTCCAATTACTATTTGTCCAATCATAGTTTCTCAATTTTTACATTCAACGTTAAATATTAAAATACTTCTCTCGAATCCAATCTATCCGCCTGTTAGCCTCTGTTATCTCCTCATCACTCCCAATGCTTATAGCTTGCTGTAAATTCAATTCACTTTCTTTGAGTGCATCCCAGATAGGCTTAGACTCTAAACTAGACGGCCTACTACCCTTGACTATCTTATATTCTTCTATCCCATCGTTTAGGATGTTAAATTGTATGTCCTGCATCATAATTAGTCTGTTACAAAGTTATCCATTGGGTTTAAAAACGTCTCTCCATTACGTCCTATAATGCTCCAGCTGTAAAAGTTTAAGGCTAAAATATAGCTATTTTCACCAGAAATATAGAAAAGGTAATGTTTTAAAGCATTATCTATAACATAATGTTCAGCATCAATTATAAACTTTCTATCCCAGTTGTTGCCGTTAATTAGAATGTATTGGTTCAAAACGGTAATGAATTTTCTTCTTCGTTTTTCGTCATCGTTTCACTTTCTCCTGTCTCATTATCGTAAGTATCAACAGTTGATAACTCTATTTTCCAAGCATCAAGATTAGAAAAATATGAGGTTACCCCGTCCTTTTCCCACTTATTCCCCTTCACATTAAACGAGACTTTCACATTATCCCCTTGGTTAATCGTATCCAGAAGATCACATCTATCTTGTGTTAATTGGAATTTTGGGGTGCTTGTGTATACTTGTCCGTTGCTATGTTCTTCAACATGCAAAACAAATTCTCTTTTAGAAAACTTCTCAGATACCTTTTGTGTATCATATTTTACTAGTACTTTTCCTGTGATTTCGTATGACATAATGTTATTTAATTAATTGTTCTAATTGTTGTCTCTGTTCTAATTTCATGTTTTTCCCACTCTTACCATCAAAAGCGTTTAATGTTGCCCTTATCTGCATAGGGTTACCATTTAAAGCCTTCTTAAACTGATCTTCTGTAAGCCAAATCATTTCAACTGGCTTCCTATCTGGATTATCAATATCGTCCTCATCTGTAGCAATGTGGAAGTATTTCAAAAGAAAGTATCGTTCTGCATAAGTCAAAGCACTACCTAATCCTTTTTCCCAATCATTTTGTCCATTAGCACCAAATAGGTTTTCGTCTTTGTCGCCTGTCTCAATATCGATCCAAGTGAATTTCATCATTACTTTAGATAAAACCTCAGCTTTTTCGGTGCCGTTTTTTAGTTTATAATCTTGGCGTCTGTTCTCAATACTCAGAACCTCTTGTTTTAACAAAAGACCTTGCTCGTTCATTAGTGGTTTAATAACGCTTAAAACCTTATTACCACTTACATACCCATACCCAAAGCTTTGTTTATCTTTTCCTAAGCCATTAATATGTGTTTGAATCTTATGTAGTTTTTTGTAAATGCTCATTGTTTTCTACTTTACAATTATCTTAATTATTTTATTTGCTATAAGATCTTCAATCTCCTCAGCCTTCCATGGTTGAGCATTCTTTAGCTTAGAAGTAACCGACGTGTGACTTATCCTTAACACGTCTTGTAATATTTGTTTCTTTAAACTACCTTCTCTAAGCCATTTATTTACCTTAGCGGTTATCTCTTGATTAACTGTCATTTACATATCGTTTTTAATTAGTGTGTAGCAAACATAGTGAAAGTTTATTTGAAAACAAAGTAAAAGTGTATTGAAATAAAAAGAAAGTGAATTTGCAGTGAAAAGAAAGTGAATTTGAAATAAAACTAAAATAAACTTGCGTTTTTCTTGTTTATAAAATAATAGCGTTATACATTTGCTAAACAACAACTAGTAATTATGGAAGAGGTTTGGAGTGAATTAGAAGCCTCAAAAGCATATCAAAAAGCATTAAAAGAAATTACACAAATTTAAAAACGATGATAAAACTAGATATAATATTTGACACATTTATAATAGGCAGCGTAGTAGTGTTTACGTACTTATTATTAACACTTTAAAAACTAAATTATGAAAATAGCAATGGATTGTTTGTTGATCGTCAATTTTGGCGTGTGGGGTGTTCTCCCAGAAAGATTTGAGAAAGCAAAGTTAGTAGGGTTGATTTCTACGGCTATATTAAGCTGTGTTTATTTAGGGTTAGAAAAATATTTACAATGGATTTAGAATATAAAGAGTTTTTAAGCGCAAAAAGACATTCAATAGGTAACTCAGGATTTAAAGCTAATTACATACCTGATATGGCCTTTGATTTTCAGGCTCATATTATTGAAAAAGCAATTTATAAAGGCCGAAATGCTAATTTTCTTGATACTGGATTAGGTAAAACTTTAATACAACTATCAATAGCTAATAACATAATAAGGCATACAAATAAGAGGGTTTTAATATTAACTCCTTTAGCTGTTGCTTTTCAATTTATATTAGAAGCTGAAAAGATTGGTATTGATGATATTGAATATTCAAAAGATGGAAAGTTTAAAAAGAAAATTGTAATATGTAATTACGAAAGACTTCATCATTTTAACCCTAATGATTTTGAGGGTATAGTATTGGATGAAAGTTCTATACTTAAAAACTTTGAAGGTAAGATAAAGAATCAAGTAACATCTTTTGTTAAAAAATTACCTTATAGATCGTTAAATACTGCAACACCTAGTCCTAACGATTTCATTGAATTAGGCACAAGTTCGGAGGCTCTTGGATACATGGGGTATACTGATATGTTAGGTAAGTTCTTTAAGAATAATAACAACTCAATTGATCCAAAACATGCAGGAGAAAAATGGTATTTAAAGCCGCATGCGGAGACTGATTTCTTTTCATGGGTAAATCAATGGTCAATTATGTGTAAAATGCCTAGTGATTTAGGTTTTAGCGATGAAAAATATATTTTACCTGAGTTAATAACTAACACTCATACGGTAAAGAATGAAAGCTTACTAGATGTAGATGGTCAATTACAAATGTTTAATAAGCCTGCAAAAGGATTTAATGAAGTTAGACATGAAGTAAAGCAAACTATTGAACAGCGATGCAATAAAGCTGCTGAACTAGCTCAAGGCAAAACGTCTGTATATTGGTGTAACCGAAATGAAGAAAGCGACCTATTAAATAAATTAGATAGCGAAGCTGTTGAGATTAGAGGTAGTATGTCAATTGACAAAAAAGAAGATATATTATTATCCTTTGCTAAAGGAGATATAAAAAGGATTATAACAAAGGCTTCAATGACTTCTTTTGGTCTTAATTGGCAGCATTGTAATCATACAACATTCTTTCCTACTTATTCTTATGAGCAGTATTACCAAGCTCTTAGAAGGTTTTGGAGATTTGGACAAAAGAAACCCGTAACAGTTGATTTAGTTTTATCTGATGGTCAAAGTGGAGTAATGAATTCTTTAGATGTGAAAATGAAAAAAGCTATAGAGTTGTATGAGAATCTAACAAAAAATGTAAATAGCTCATTTGAGCATTCTACAAAAGAATTTAATCAAGAAATAAAACTACCAAAATTTATATAAAACAATGAAAGTAAAAGAACAAGTACACACAGATGAATATAGTTTGTTTAATGGTGATTGCATGGATGTAATCACAGATATACCAGATGAGTCTATAGATCTAATCTGCTACTCACCACCCTTTGCAGGGCTTTATAATTATTCAAGCTCAGAAAGAGATTTTAGCAACTGTGAATCTAAAGAGCAGTTTTTAGAACATTATGAATACTTAATAAAGGAGCTTGCAAGGGTTACAAAGAAGGGCCGTATAAATGCTGTACATTGTACCGATGTCTTTGATAATACATCTAGACTATGGGATTTTCCTCACGAAGTAATTAGACTACATGAAAAATACGGTTTTGAATACAGAAATAGGATAACAATTTGGAAAGAGCCTTTAAAAGTAAGAATGCGTACAATGGTTCAAAGTCTGATGCATAAGTTTATTGTTGAAGATAGTACTAGATGTTTTACTGCTATGCCTGATTATGTTTTGATATTCACGAAAAAAGGTGAAAATGAAGTACCTGTTACACATCCTACAGGTCTAAAGAATTATGCTGGTGAAATACCTGTATTACCTAATATTTTAAGAGCTTGGAATAATGCCAATGGCACTAATATAAATGAGGATGAGCTATGGGAATATTTAAATAAAGAATTTAAAGATCATAAAGACCCTAAAAGCAATAAATTAAGTCATTACATTTGGCAGCGTTATGCATCTAGTGTATGGGATGATATCAGGATAGATAATGTTTTGCAATACAAAGACAGTAGAGAGGAAGATGATGAAAAACATGTACATCCTTTGCAGCTAGATGTTATTGATAGAATTGTAGAGCTTTATAGTAACGAGGGAGAAACTGTTTTAACTCCATTTATGGGGGTAGGTAGTGAGGTTTATAGCCCTGTTTCTTTAGGGCGTAAAGCAATAGGAATAGAGTTGAAAGATAGTTATTTTAAGCAGGCTAAACTTAACCTAAAAACAGTTGGTAAACGCTTTGTAGAACTACCAGAACAAAAAGAATTATTCTAAGATGGACAAGAAACAATTATATCAAAAAATATACATCCAATATGGCTATGAGGCCATGTTAGAAAAATGGATAGAGGAGTTACTAGAACTTACAACACTATTACAGCAATCAAAATCTAAACCTATAAGCTCTACTGATTTGATAAAAGAGACTTCAGACGTTAGCATTATTGTAGAGCAGATCGCAGAGATAAATGACATCCATAGCGAAGTAATAGAGATGAGAGAAAAGATATTAAAAGAGCTGCCTGATAAGCTTAAACTAGCTTAGAGGGTTGATTGTGCATGATTTTACCCACTTCTAATTATAATTTGAATAATTTAGAATTTTTCCTATAAACTTTATGCATAAAAAACAGACGGTTTTCCGGTATGCGAGATGGGGGCGCATACCTTTTTTTACACTTTAAAATATTTAGAAAACAATGGAATTGAAAGATA